ACATGTGTTAATTCCTTCCTATTATTGAATTTACGGCTTTTAAGGACATCAGCTTCGGTCTCTGCGCAAATTATACAATAGCATACCTTAAAGTTCCCTTATCTAGGGACTTCCTTTAAGATAGCTCTTTTAGTTTGTATATTGCTTCTAGATATAGCTGTGCAATCTGATCCACTATCGAATTCAATGCTCTGCCATCGCACCCTTCTGCAGCTTTCATTATCATATCTAAGTGTTTCTCTAATGATTCTCCAGGTTGTGCTACACTTCCTGTCATATCTATATACGGTATATCTAACTTACCAAACTTACCTTGCGCAGATTCTGCTAGTGAGTCCGCATGGTCTAGTATCTCTTCGTAAAAGTCATTCAAGGCCATATGTTTACTGTACGAACTTGTATGCAAATGTGCCATGTGACTAAATGTCCTACTCATAAACAGTATACCTACCACTTCCGCTACTTTGTCAGCTCCCTTACCATGACTCATCTTTAGCCCTTTTGCAGCTAATCCCTTCATTTCTTTCCTTTCTTACTCTTCTTTTGCTTACACGCTTTTCGTTTAGGTGTCATGCCTGCTCCACCATACTTATGGGTAACAGTGTTACCTGTACCGTCCCCATACGTCATGCTCGCAGCTAATCCTTCCACTACTGAGCACTTTGCACATACTGCCCAGCTAACCCTTCAGGTTGAGCTTGTTGTTGCTGTGCTTGTTGTTGTTGTATAATCTGCATCGCTGCTTGTATCACCTCTTGAGGTACACCTTGTTGCATCAACTCTTCCGGCGATACTCCTTGCATCAGTAGTTCTACTACCTGCTTTAACATTTCTTGATTTTGTCCTACTTGCTGACCTTGTCCCATCGCTTGTTGTTGGGCTAACCCTGCTTGCTCATTCATTATCTATTTCCTATTGGTAAGTTATCGTACATTGGTTGACCATCTGGCCCTACTGACGGTACATTGGCACTACCTTGTGTAGCTTGATCAAACAACACTAACTCTTCTGGTGATACTTGACCCCCCTTAACCAACCTATCCTCTATACTATACAGTAATGCATCTTGTTGTCTTGTAGCTACATCGTTAGCTCTACGTTGATTTTCTCTCGCAACCAATTCATTAGCTAAACTCTCCTGTCCTGTAACCATACCTTGTTTAAACACATCGCTAAGCCCTTGTTGAGCTTTAGCTTGTTGTCCTATCTTCGCGTTATTTAATGTATCTATGAAACTCATTATCTTTCTCCTTTTTGTGCTAACTTCCAGCCACCTGTGTGGGTTCTATTACCGTTAACAACATTACTCACATTGCCTGCGTGCAGTCCGTACTCTCTAGCTAGTTCCCCAGGGGAACACTCTACTATACCGTATTCTGGATGTTCAAACACCTCCGATTTTGAGCGGTAATATTTCCCGTTAGGGCCAGTCCAGATGTACCAGCCGTGCACTGATTTATGCTGTCCTTTAACAAGTTCGTATACTGTCCTATCATTAAGCTCGTACTTATCTGAGAAGTCAAGGGCCTTAATATTTAACTCTAGTATATCCAATTCAGGATTATAGAAGCTCCCCTCTACTACCCGGGCTATTCTAGCTTCTCCACCATCCCCTCCGGAAGTCATGTTGTACCCATTCTCAAAAGTATCATACTTTCGGATATAATCTCTTTCTACCACTTTCGCTTCATCTATCGTCGGAATACCGCTGCTAAGCACGGTATGTGACCAATCCACATCTCCGTATAAGGATATCGCATTATGGAAGTGAAACGGGCTTCCTTGAAAAGCCTTATAGACGTGTTGTGCCCATCGTTCCTCCATTGTGCGTTTAGTCATACCGATATAGCTCTTTCCGGAGCTATTACTAGTGTGCTTGTAGACTAGCCATGTATCAGCCATTATATACCCCAATATTTTCATCATTATTTCTTGCTTGTAGCATCATCGACTCTAGATTCGCTCGTCTGTCATACTCTTTCATCTGCAAGTTATGTGCTTGTTTAGCATTCTCTTTTTCCATGTCTTCGTAGTGTCTAACACCCTCGTCTTCTTTCAGGAAGTCTAAATCTAATCTGTCTGCTTCACTTCCAAGCTTTCTAGCTTTAGCTTTTTCAACTTCTGCTTTCCACGATTTATACTCAGCGTCGATACCGTTTTCTTCTGCTCTTGCATACTTATCTGCTATATCTGCTTCAAGCTTCTTATTCTCAAGCAACAGCTTCTGTAACTCAATCTCTTTAAGCTTCTCTTGCATTGGATCAGGTTGTGGTTGATATGTTCTAATTTTTTCTGCTTGTTCTGGCATTCTCATTAGATCCATTATCTGCGCCATTATCTCTCGTCTAACTGCTGGATCTTCATTTGGTCCTACAGTTTGTAGTAAGAAACTTAACTCTTGACTCTTAGCTGCGTTATCTTCAGCGGTACTTATACCAATCTCTAGGTCTATTCTACCAGCTAAATCATCTCTTCTTACCGGAACATACTCATGGTTAGTTACTCTAACTACTTCCTCTTCTTCTAGGAACTCTGAGTTATACGCTATCCATTTTCTCATCATAGGTTTTATCAAGTTTTCACTTATATTCCTAACTAAGTTCATCTTTCTTGTACTGGTAGCATCTAATGCTCCTCTAGCACCTGTTGCTGTATTTCCTAATGCAGATCCACTTATCCCACCACTGAAACTTTTAACTCCAGTTTGTGACTCAATCTCGTTGTTCATTAGTGACAACATATCAAATGCACTACTTGGTAACTGGTTGTAACTTCCTTGCCAGAAGTCATTTGCACTTCCGTTAAACTCAAAGTTCTTTCCTGCAAGCCATTTCTTTCTATTTGTTGTATCTAACGCATTTCGTCTAATACCAACTTGTGCATTGTTACTCTTAGCCATATTGTCAATTAACCCTCTGGTTATCGCCGTCTTAACCTTTTGGTTATCTCCAATATTCTCAGCTAGTGCTTCTCCAAACATTTGAAACGGTATTGCATTAAACGGTACAACAATAAACGGAGGCTTCTTATCCGGATATGGATTCGTCTCTAATCTAATCAGAGTATTTCCTACCCATGCACATACAATAGGTTCTGCAACTCCATCGCCGTTCATATCGTAATTACCCCAGTACTCATGTACAACCAGTTTCTTCCTAGGTTCATCTTTAAACTCAAAGTATGTCTGGTCTTCTCTGTAGTACTGTGGATCATCATATAGGGATGCCTGTTCTTTAGCTACCTTATCTAAGTTTTTGTACCGACCATCTACCCTAAGTGCTCCTAAGTTAGTTTCATATCTATGTATTACGAATTGACATTTATCCATATCATCCATACATGTTGGGTCTATGAATATATCTTCATTTCTACATACTGATGCTGTTGGTTGATTCTTCAGTATCCTAGTGTCTGTAACTGTATCTAACGTTACGTACTCTTCACCTGTAAGCTCATCGACTGCAATAGTCTCTTCTTCTACCTCTACTTCCTCATCTTCGTAATCCCAACCAGTCTGTATTACTACTGATCCCTCTGTAACTAACACCCTAATTGCCTTCATGATGAAGTTATATCGACTAAACTTACGGCAGAACTGCGTATTTAGTAGCAACTCATTCTGTTTAGCTGAGCTTGCATCCTCAAACGTAACCGGGTTACACTTTATTACGTTAGGTGTACTGATAAACGGATCCGTTATACTCGGTAACATCCATTCTAGTTGTTTCTTTATATCCTTAGATACGATTTTAGATTTACCATCCTCCTCGTTACCATAAGGCTTTCCATACGTTTCTGCTAACCATTCTTCTCGCTGGATAAACCATTCTTTCTGGTGTCTCTCAGCTTCTTTTTCGTCAGCTTTTAACGCACGAAGTATCGCACTCTTTTTTAGTTTCATTATATACCTTACTGTATTTTATACTGGATTATATCTAAGGTGACCTTAAGCCTCACTTACACTCCGATATGCTAGACAAGCTCGAAGTGTGGTGCGTCATGGAAGTTCTGATCCGTATACACGTCATCTCTATCCCAATCAATCCCAAACCTAACCTTATGAGATATCCTACCTTCTGCTAGCAATCTTTCCGCTGTAGCTTTAACGATACCCATCATGAAGTAGAATCGTCTCGTATCTAATTCCTTACCACTAAATGCGTTAGTTCCCTTCTTATATGGCATTATATCTACTGCCGTACTTGGGTAACTTTGATGCTTTGACTTCTTATTCACACCATCTAGTGTACTCTTCCCTTCCCTGAAGTATCTCATCTGAGTCTCTTGGCTTCTATGCCCTTCAATTACACTCACATCATATACTTTAATCACTTCGTTCATTATTGTTTGTATGTCTACATGGCAAGTATCTAACTTACCCTGTGACTTAGTACCAAATCTATACATATTTACACTCCTACTAGTAATCTGATTGCTGTAAATAACTGTACTCGTACATCGCTAATTGCGAATGCGTATGTACCTACTACTGCTAACAGTGTCCATTTCGGATACTTTAACATAGTAAACACCGGATTTAGTGTTTCTGCATTCTTATCCACTTTCTTCTCTAGCTCTTCAATTTTTTGCTCAGTTTCTCTGAACCGATCATGCACTCTAGCGATTGCTTTATCTGTATGTTCCCCTATCTGATTTAACCTCGACAATGTCGTTGCTATGTCAGCTAAAGCATCTGCATTCTTATCAGATATCTCTACCACTCTTTCTAGTACAGTATCTACTCTGACTAATTTTTTATCCATCTGTAAGATTCTCTCTTCCAGCCCATTATGATTCATACTTATCCTTATTTAGTCTACATTTCGGGTTATTATACCTAAGCATCCTTTAAATGTAGCTTTGGTTAGCAGGGATTTACTCCCCGCTTTCCTCTGTAGTTACACTTCCGATTGTTGTTGT